TTACTGGCCAATCACAGGCGAGTACTTACCGTTAAGCTGATCGGCTTTCTGGCCAGCGCCACGGATAGCGCCCGCATTCGTGGGGGCACCCGTATTACTGTGGGTATGGCTGGCCGTCTGTTCCGCCAGTTCTTTTAATACGTCAAGGGTATCCAGCATCAGCTGTGCCACGTTGATACTGCCGGAACCAATCCACACCACCGGCGCAATTATCTGCTGCTGAATCGCCGCCACACTTTTGCGAATTTTCCCGATCTGCTCAGTCAGATCCCCGCCTGCATGCACTGTATGATTACCGGTAATTCTGCTTTCAGCATTACCGCTGACACTGGCCAGCCAGTTCCCCTTCACCGCCTGGCTGTAATCTCCGGCGCTCACCTGCAGAATGGCACCGGCCATCAGCGTGGCGGTACCCAGCACGCGGGTGTTATCCGTGGCTTTGATTGTTGTGTCACGGCTGACCAGTTCACGGCTTTCCGTATCGGCCTTGATAACCCTGGTCATTGACGTTTCATCAATGGCCTGATCGGTCTGTCTCACCCAGTCACCGGCCTGCGTAACCCGCTGTGATACCTCCGCACGCTGCTGCTGCAACTGCTCGCCCGGTTTTATATCCGGCAGACTGTTACCCTCCGGCACAGTCTGGCGGATAAATGGCTTATCAGGTCTGCCACCTGTGAATCCCACTTCCACCAGGGTACCTTCAGGCGGAAACTGATACATACCGGCATCATTTCCGGCCATCGGTACCGGCAGCGGCACGGCTGAATAAACCGGTGTTTGTTTATCCGGGTTGCCCTCAGCATCAAGCAACTGCACGTTAACGGCATATCGCGGGCGGAACGGATCGGCAAAATTCCCACTGCTGACTTCTTCCGTGGGGGCAAGCACCCTGGCGAATTTTGGCAAATGAAGACCAGCAGCCAGTTCCGGGTACTGGCTTTCAATCTGGCGCTGTAATGGCGTTTTCTGCAAGGGTTCGCCGGTGGCTTTGTGGCGTGGTGTCCAGGTGACAGCCATTGTGTCATTTTCCAGATGCACGCGGGTTATGCGCTCCCCGTTCATTTCCACACCAGGCCGCAGACTCTGAATGACCGGCAATGTCATGGAATTACCACCGGCAGCGCCCTGGCTGAATTCAGCCGGGATTGTCACGGGCTTACCCGCAAACAATGCCATTTCCGCCCCTCCGACATAAAGACCACCATCCGGCAACTGGTACCAGATGTAATCCGTGATACCAAATGCTTTGCCCAGATTGTTCAGCAGCTGATAACCGCTGCCGCTGTGGGTAAAGTGGGGGATCGGCTTATCGGAATAACCAGCATCCGGCACGCTTACAGCGATCCCGCTGTTTTCTTCCAGCCAGGTGGCCACGCTGCGCAAAGTTGGATGTTGAAATGAACACGGCCATAATTTATCAAAGACGCCGACCAGTTCGCGGACAAACAGACGCTGAAAGCCATTTTCAGCAGATTGCGAGCGCTCCACATAACCAGTAAACCACCGCAGAATTAAATCGCTGTATCCCACATCAAGACGTACCAGTTTCCCGGTGTAATCCTGCGTCGTCTCTGCCGTAATAAATCCGCGGCCGCAACTGTTAAGCTCCAGCACCAGGCTGGCATCCGCCAGATGAACTTCATCCCCGGAAAGGTAAAGGCGTTTTACTGGTTTCATGCTTACCCCAACGCATCATTAACCGGCTTCAGCACTTTGCGCTCAAACCACGTCATTTTTGCTTCATCCTCAGCGGCATCCTGGCCACCGCCGCCGCCCTTCCCGGCATTACCAGCATTACCGGCCGTCTGTTTTTTGGCCGTGGTTTTGCTGGTTGCCCTGGCTTCCCGCTTTTCCTGCACGCTGACATGTTCCGTCAGGGTAAATGTGACCAGCCATGACATTTTCCCGTCCTGCTGCGGTGCATCCAGTGTGCCGGTAAACGTCGCTTCACGAAAATTCACCGCCCGCGCCATTTCATGTGCAACGCGGTACTTTTGCCGCTGCCCGTCGCTGCCGGTGGCACTGGCCAGATCAAAGATGCGTTTCAGTACTTCAGGACTTTTAAACGGAATTTCGCCCGATATGCGCAGTTCCTTACCTTTAATCCCCTGCTCTGATTTGGTCGTGGCACTGGTCTGGCCGCTCTGGTCTTTATCCTGGAATTGCTGAGTCAGGGTGACGCGCATATTTTTCAGCGGAATAGCTTCCCCGTTAAGCGCCAGTGTCGGGATCGATGTCATGTATCATTCCTTTTATGCCATCCAGATTATTGCCAACCAGCATCATTGCTGCAGTATGCACAGCTGACGGTTGCGGGATATTTTTCACCATTTCCAGCAGAGTCGTGCCCAGATTTCCCCTGGCCGTAAATACCCACGCTCTGGCACTTTTTCCCTGCAGTTCATTCAACCCGCTGGCAATATCTCCCATCATTTCATCACGCAGCTGCGTGAAGGCTTCCAGTTGCTTTTGCAGTGAATCCATATCCAGCGCCTGTCCTGCCGCTTCCTGGGCTTTTTTAACCGCTGCCGCTGCCATAGCTGCCCGGCTGGTTGGCACCGACAATGGCACCGACACCGGCAGACCGTTACCAATACCGGCGGGAATCTGCATTTTCTCCGTGGCCAGCTGCGCGGCCGACTGCGCCAGCCGCTTAACCTGCGTAAATGCCGGTGACGGGAACACGTCAACCAGCTGATTCAGGCTATTCATGAAACTGTCATGCGCCTGGCCGGTCACCATCATAATGACCACATCCGCTTCACCGCCCGTTCCGGCCAGCTTTTCTGCCAGGTAAGAAATGGTATTTACCGGGCTGAGATAAGCGCCGTTTTCAGTCTGCTGCCCCAACCCATACACCCATGGGTGTGCGGGCACGATGGAACAATTGATCGCCCCAACGGCATCAGTAAAAGCCAGCCGTGCTTCACGCCACATTACCTGGCACCTCCGGCCACTCAATTTCGTTATAATCCACTTCATCATTGATTCGGCTGAAATTCATTGCATTGAGTTTTTTAATGTAGGCCATCCATTCCATCAGGCGCGCTTTATCTTCATCACTGATAACACCCAGCAATAATTCTGACTGCCACAAGCTGATTGTTTCGCTTGCCGATGCGATAAGACGCTGCCGCTGAGATTCAGCACGGTGCTGTATTTCCTTCGGCGTATATATACGCTTCGTGATATTTTTTCCGTTAAAAATCCATGTACCATCGATGAGATTGATATCACTATCCACCTCAAAACCTTTAACCTCGGCTACTGAATATCCGTCAGGTGTTAATGCAGAGACATCATAAGAATACTGAACTATCACATTTTTATCGTCATAGCAGACTTTAAGTGTATCTTTCGCAAAAAGCTTTTGTGATTCGTACCAGTCACGCTTTTTCGCATCCCTGAAAAAAATGACATTAACAGACAATCCCGCATAAGGGTTAACGTCCGGTATATAAGTAGTAAAATTTTTCATATTCATCATAATATTGCTCCTTAAATACTACCGATACTCAGCCACTGCCCATTAATCAGCACCTGAATGGTTCGTAAACCAAATTCCATATTGATGGCGTAGTTTTCCCAGGCATGGACGGCGGTTATGACACTCCCCCAGCCCCAGTCATGTGTTGCATTGCCGATTTTTCCCGTCCAGGTTAGTGCGCTCAGCCGGACATTGGTTACAACGTTTGGCTGCGGGTTGTTTGGGCTGTAAACCCGCTGGCCTGCCTCAAAAATCATTCCCGGTGAAAAAAAGGAACCGTCATTTCTGAATAGCCAACTCGTATCATTCCCAAACCCATTCAGATTAAGCACGGCCTGGTTGTATGAACCGACAAATTCCTGAATATATAAGCTGGTAAACGCACCGCGAGCATCTCCATGACCTCCGCGCCCAAATATAAAAGAACGCACCAGACCGCCATTAACCCATGATCCGACTGGATAGTTATCGGTGCGATTCATTACCGAATTCATTTCACCGTAGACTATTGCCCCATTCGTTACCGTGACGCCGCCCTTTAAACTGGTAGCTCCATTTACCGTAAATGTCGTGGCGGTAAATTTATCCACACTCCAGCCTGTGGCATTACCGACTAATTCCATTGAGCTATCAGTGCTACCTTTTGGACGCAAATACAATCCTGCACCATTGCCAGCTAATGCGCCGGATGCACTGGTTATAATTAATCCTTTCTTGCCATTGTCATGGATAATCTGTGAGGAATCCCCCATGGAAATAACAGACGTATCCCCGGCAGCGCCAACCTTAATATCTTTTTTAAACGTCTGGATTTCCGACCACGTATTAGCGGTACTCAGCAACGGAATTTTAGTACCACTGGTGCCGGTATCACCGCTCGACAGAATATTGAAACGTGAAACCATAAAACTATTGGCTGGCTTGTTCGTCGTCCAGGCATTCGCGCCCATCTTACGATCCTGCACCGGTCCGGTTATATAAACGCCCCCGCCAGCCATAGATTCAACCCGCATTTTGGTGCCTGCCCACCAACCGCCAGTGGCATTCAGAAATATATTAAATTCGCTGGCGTTTCCTGTCGGGGCGACGATAACCCTTAACTGGGAATCTGAACCGTTATTACTGGATTTGTGATTGATATAGTTATCTGCATTTCCCGCCACCATGGCGGCAATGCCCCGGCAACTGACCGTAATGTCTTCAATGCTCTGCCCCGGCCTGCCATAGTTACCGGTGCCGGAAACAACAATCTGAAAGAATCCGGAACTTGAACCACAATCTTTAATGGTGGCAATTTTGATGTAGGAATTATTCCCGGTGGACACAGGCGGAAGCATAATCACCGGTTGAATGGCATCACCCCGCATCGTATCCACATTTCCTTTCGCGTCCGGCCTGATATTATCAACCGATTTCACGGCTACGCGTTCAACCTGTGAACCTTTCGGACGTAAATCCGTGATGTTTCCGTTTGCATCAATACTGGCCAGCGCAAACACATGATGTTTGATACCGTTCTGCTCATAGTCCGCCAGGCTCGCTGCCACCGTGACTTTGGTCCGCACTTCCCAGGCACTGGTAAACCCACCCGTCCAGCACACATCCAGCCAGACTTTAACGGGCTTTGCAGCCACCGTAATATTTTGATTTGCGGCGAGCTCTGCACGCAGACCGGCAACATACCCCGTGCCTTTCGTCACAAAATACTGATTGCCGGATTTGCCAACCAGCCAGCCGTCGCCAAAGAACGCAGCAGCGCCATAAATATCAGTATTTTCCAGGCGCTGGCGCTCGTCCATTCCGGCCATTCTCGCAGTGAAGTCAATCTGCCAGGTCTCCGCTGGCGTATTAATCGCCGTTTCAGCCTGTGCACCGTTGTACTCCATCAGAAACGAGCGGGTTAATACGTTGCCCTGCTGCCCTTCTTTTGTTTTCAGTTTCTGCTGTACTGGCGCATGTACAATCATGGCCAGCGTACCGCTTGCCTTGTTAATCAGACCGATCCAGTTAAACGAAAAATCACCCACATCCGCGCCAAGCACAACGGAATGCACCACGGCGTTTTCATTCACCACGCCTTTACGCGTGACTGCCTGGCGATGCACTATCTGGCCTGCCGGTGGCAGCTTTTCGTTGCGGTCAATTGGCTTTGCTGGGTCAAGCCCTGGCACGTTGGCAAAAACGAACTCATCGAGCAGGACAACTTCGCCAGTATTCCCTTGCTGCGCTTTCCACTGTTCGAACGCCAGCGTGATAACGGTTTGCGACATTTTTAACTCCTTACATGCTCGCACTGAAAAATGTATTACTGGCTGGCGCTCCGGCAATCCGCGCCGGGTACACCACATATTCCCCCTGTTCCCAGCCCGCCCTGATGCGCAGGCTGTCAGACGTAATTACCTCAAACTGATAACGGCGACAGGTTCGCCCGTACTGCCGGATAATCTGGATCATCAGTTGCGTGTTATCGGCAATCTGACTGTCTGATACGCGCACCAGAATCACATCCCAGTCAATACCCGGCTGGCGCTCCAGCAGTTCGACGTATCCGATACCCAACCGCTCAAAGATGTTGATGAATCCCTCCACTGAACCGGCATCCGCGGCATTCACAAACGCATACGCCACGCGCTTACGGAACAGGTTCAACGGCTCGCCATTCAGACGCGGAATATCACGGTCATACGCCATCAGGTTTAACATCGGTTCACTGCAGGTCAGCGGATCAAACTGCGCCAGCGGCCAGGTTACCCAGCGGTATACCTCCGCCCAGAAGCGGCGCAACGCATTCAGCAGCTTTGCCGGTTCCCCTTTATTCATCCAGAAAGGCAATGCCAGCGCGGCCAGTTTCTTCATAAAATCAGTCATCATGCAGACTCACTGTCAGCGAATTCAGGCGCGGAACATCAAGCCCGCTGGTAATGTCCCGTAACGAAAACTCGATCGAATCCGTCTGCGGGAAAGCCCGGTGTAACTCCCTCCCCAACTGGGAAAAAGAGAAGCGGGAATATGGCCACGTTTTTTTCACATCAAAATCTGCGTTTTCACGGAACGCACAGCGGATCAGGTTTTCCACGCCCGATTTCAGCGCGTTCACTTCGTCGTCTGTCATATTGCTGACGCTCGGCACGTATACGCTTACCGCCAGATCGTGGCGTGTCTCAGGCATGGCAAAACACTGCATATCGTCACCGTGGCCGTGATGGCCTTGTGTGTTGATGTAGTCATTCACAGCATCAATAAACGGCGCGGAGGCCACACCGGTATCCAGCAACAGATAGCTGTTTGCCGTACCTGGTCCGCGTGGCGCTTCATGCTCAAAGAAAATGCGGTCAATACTCAGCCCGGCAACCTGGGCAATCATCGAACGGTAAACCGCATCAGTGTGATAATTACCCACCAGATTGAACTGGTTGCGGCAGCGCTCGCGCAGTTCATCATCACTTTCTTCATCGGCTCCCGGCTTCGTCAGCCAGTCTTCTTCACTTGCCACCTGGCTGATACCATCCACGGCTACTGGCAAAATCCGGTAATACCCCGGTGCCAGGTTATACGCACCGCCCGTTCCGGTGGCTTTGACTGCCACCAGGGCGCTGGCCACACCGGAGGGGATCACCACATCGGCCACCGTGGCCAACACATATACACGGCCATTAATACGCTCAGTCTGTACCAGCGTGCCTGCCTTTACGGTGGTGGTAGCCTTTGCATCGGTTTTGAAGAAGCGGATCACCCCTTCGGCAGCGGTGGCTGGTTTTGCGGTCACATTCACCGCCCATGCCAGCAAACGCAGCATCTTGCCGCCTGCCGTCGCCACGTACATATTGGTAAGCACGACCGCAACAAGCGCATCTTTCAGCCACATGACCGGCGCGGTCACTATCGCTGTGACCAGCCGCCAGAAAGGTGACATACGGGATGTGTTAGTGATCAGCCCTTCGCCAGCCACGATGGCGTTAAAACGCGCCTGCACATCGTCTTCCGTGACCGGCATTCCGCTGTCTTTCAGTACTTCTTCAAAATCAACCTGCGGCTTTTCCGTCATACATCCACCTGATAAGCAATACGGCCAAAATCATATGTGCTGGCCGTCACCCATAATCGCTTCGGGCTTTCTTCACTGATTTCCACGGTACCAGGCACAATGCGTTCATCTTCTTCCACCAGTAATTCAAGCTGGGTAAAAATATCGGCTCGCATTGTCGGACTTCGCTCTGCAATTAATCGGGTTGCCAGCCCACTTTCCAGAATGGAATGGACAACATCCTGCCCAATACTTTGGCGGTTATTACATAATTCAGGTTCATTACCCACATTCAGAACAAAATCACCATTCTGGATCAGTAAGTCGATATAAAGGTTTTCACTCATCCGTTAAGCTCCTGCCATTCCATTAATTTACCCGGCGAAAGCGTTTCTTTCGGATAAATATTTACCGTACCAATTTTCTTACTGTTATCTGTTACCGATTTGGTATTACTGTTAATGGATTTACTGATACCGCCGCGCTCAATACCTTTTAACTCGCCACCAGTTGATAACGTATTCGACGTTAACGGTGGCGGGCTTTCTGCGGCCATAGAAATATCCACACCGGGAATTTTATTTAACTTCCCTACAATCCAGTTCCATGATTTAAGAAAACCGCCTTTGATAACCTGCCAGACATTATCAAACATTGAGATAATACCGCTGGCCATACCGCCAAGCGCCTGCGTCGGTGAAAAGCCGGTCAGAAGTGCAATAAAACCATTCCAGCCATCTTTAATAAATTGCCAGGCGCTGGCAAAGACACCCGCCAGCCATGTAACCACCCCGGCTACAACCTTAAAGGCTTCGGTATTCATCACGGCCGCTTTTACCGTATCCCAGTGCTTAATCAGCAGATAACAGCCTGCGGCCAGCAGGGCAATGGCACCAATGACAAGCAGGATCGGCCAGCTCATGAAATTAATCGCCGCACCAGATAATACTGCGGCCATTCTTACCGCCAGTAAAATCCCCCGCAATGCGGCCAGAGAAGCATTCCAGACAACCACCGCTTTCTGTGCCAGCCACAAAGTGGCTGTATAAATTGTTGTGACGGAGGCCAGGACACGCCAGATCCCCGCCAGCCCTAACATGATAAATTTGGATACGCCCATAACGATGTTTACCGTTGCGCCCACGACGGCAAAACTTAGCAACGCCATTGAGGCATACCCAACTACACGGGCGATATTGGGAAACATCTGCATCCAGCGGGCAAAAGTCTGCCCCATATCCGCCAGGCGGTTTAGTAATGGATACAATACCGGGATCAACGTCAGGCCAATGACCGTCTTGATTGCCTGCAGGATGGCAACGAAGCGATCCCAGGGTTTTACCATCTTTGTGGCCATTTCCTGGGTACGCCGCAGGCCATCTGCCCCGCCCAACTCCGTAATATTTCGCTGTAACAACGCCACATTGCCATACAGCTGTTTCACCACGGCGGAACTGTCACCAAAAGCGGCATCCAGTTCCGCCTGCGCTTTCAGGTTCCCTTCCAGGCTTTTGCCGTATTTGCCCTGCAGCTTGATCAACATTTCCGGCATGGACAACATTTTGCCGGTGGCATCAGTGAACGACAGCCCCAGCTTTTTAGCGCCATCAATGGCACCCGTCATAAAACCTTCATAAGCGCTGCTGGCTTCCGTACCCAGTGTGCGGCTTAATTGCCCCAGTACGGCCAGCTGTTCATCCAGCCCCACGCCATAGTTGGTACCCACGCCGCGCGCCCCTTCCATCAAATCCTTGATAGTGGCCATTTCCGTGCCAAAGGTTTTGCGCATGTACACCATTTTCCCTGCCAGCTGCTCGGCAAACTGGACTTTGCCAAGGCGCTCCGCCTCGGCTGAGAAATTGCCATACATTTGCCCCATAAATTCTGCCGTGTCTGCAGCAGTGGATTTCAGGGCAAACGCCAGTGTATTGGCAACTTTTGTCACCTTCGGCAGCTCATTGCCTGTCAGCCCGGCAATGGATGCGTTAATGCTTTCGGTGGATTGCACAAACTCCACCGCGCTGGCGCCGTAGGTCGTGCTGAATGCCAGCGCATCCCGCTGCACGGTTTTCAGGACAGAACTACCAATGCCTTTTGCCGCGGCATCGGTCAGCGCGTCATACATTTCAATTGCCGGTGATAATGCGCCTTTAATGGCCATCCCCGCGCCCGCCAGCGCCAGCACACCGCCACCAATACGCATAAATGCCGCATTTGATTTTTCAGCAAAGCCGGTGACATTGTTCTGCACCTGTTTTAACGGGCGCGATAATTTATCAATCAGGCTTAATGTAAAATCTAACTGTTTCATTCTGTGCCTTTAAATGCGGTACTGATTCCGTTAGCAATGGCAATATGCATATTTTCCCAGTGACGATTATCAAGCCATATCGCGGCTGCAATATCATCTATGGAATCATTACCCTGCGGTAAATAGTGGCGACGTAAAATTAAATACTGGTCGAGTCCGTTATTTTCAATAGAACGAACTCGCTTACTCAGTTTTTTACTTCAATTTCCAGCTCAGGCGCATAAATTTCATTCACCTTTCCGGCTAACTGGATTGCTGCCCCCGGACGTTTCAGAATATCTTCCAGCGCATCTTTACTTTCTGCCGCCACAATACGGGTCAGGTAGTTATGTGCGGGCGCAACTTTATTATCCATTGCCATTTCGTTAATGAATTTGTTGTATGCCGTTTGGTTGGGTTCAAAAATAACAGGCGTACCACAGACCACTAATTTAATTTGTTCCATTTAATATATTCTCTCGTAAATTAATTTCATCAATTAACTGGTTATGACGTGCCGCACACTGGCCGTACATTTCCAGATAAAGGGTTAACAGTTCTGCTGCGTCTTTACCCTGCGTGCCCTTCAGGCGCGGCAGCTGCATGGCGCATTTAGTTTTCAGGTTTTCCTGATAACGCACGTTCTGTGCTGGCGGTGGCATCGTTGTACATGCTGACAAAATCAGCAGACAGGCACACGTTAGTAAACACCGGCTTAACCACTTCCGTGCGAATTTCACGCGGCGGCGCATTCTTTAAAGCCTCCAGCTTACCTTCCAGTTTTCGCCCGGATGCGCTGGCCACACTGGCCAGCTGCGTGCCGGTGGCAGTGGCTGTTTTACGGATAGCCAGATCAACACTGTCACGCTGCCAGCTGGCAACCTTCCAGCCGCAGGCAAACGCCATCATGGCCAGCATCACCACCCCCACCGTCAGCTTATCCATCAGCGCACCCCGTTATGTTCCAGGCTGAAGTGGTTTCCGTCCGAGTTAGACCTGAAGCGTCCGCCCCAGCTACCGCCCAGCTTTTCCCAGTATTCACCCAGCGGCAGGTAATCTTCTGTGCGGGTTTTATACTCACCCTTCACAAACAGATTAAAATCTACAGCCAGCCGCTGGGTATGGAGGCTATTGGAAATACCGCTGCCTTTCTTTGCGTTCAGCGCCGCCTGCTCAGGCGTGCGATACGCTTCACCAAAGGTCAACTGCATACCGTTTGCATTTGCATACTGGATTAACAACGCAATCATCGACGTAAATCGTTGTTGCTTTTCGCTTAGTGTCACTTCCTGCCCCCCTTACCTAAAAAATCAATCCCCTTTCGACGCAGCCAGGCTTCAACGCCATTCAGGCCGAGAATACCCAGTGCGGAACCAAACCCGGCCAGTGCCAGGGGGTGGATATCCGGAACAAAGTACAACGCCACCCCTGCAGCCACTGACAGGGCGCTGCCGACAATGACACGCCCCGCAACCAGGCGCAGGGTTATTGGTTCCCCGCTGTTAAGCATCTTGCCCAGCGCAATCAGCGCCCCCATCACCGCCAGGGCGATAAACCCTTTTTCATAGTCCTGCATCCCTGCCCCTTATCCGATCAGGTTTTCCGTGGCTTCCGGCTCCAGATACGGAACACCGTTGATGTTGATAAACTTCGGACTGGTCACGAAGTACTTAATTTTGTGCGTGGCAACCGTGCCACCTTTTGGATCAATATCCAGCAGATTGCTGACCTGCAGCTTATTGCCGAACGTTTCCACCTTCATTTCCTCGCTGCCGGCTTTCGCGTAGAAAAGGAAATCCACAGCCGGGATGCCCCGCCATGAACCCGCTGCGCGGGCTTTTGCGGTCAGTACCTTCATCACTTTGGAACTGACTTCAATTTCACCCTCAGCCGACACATCACCATCCACATGGCCATCCGGCACACCACGCGTCTGCGCGGCGGCGCTGTTATCGGTGATATCCAGTGAAATTTTCTCGATATGGATCAGATCACCATCCAGATAGACATCAAACGACATCCCCGAAATACGCTTACTCATGCGGCAGTCTCCAGGCTGGCATCCAGCATCAGATTGATCGTAATCTGCAGCGGCACTTCATACGTGCGCACCACAATGTAAATATCCACCGCTTTCTTACTCTTCCACACAATGGCCACATCACCATCCTGCGGCGGCTTCACTTCGCCCGGAAACGCCACGCCATTGATGCTGGCGGCGGTGGACATCTCGCGCAGTGGCTTCATGAAAAGTGACTGGTGCGCCTCGATACTGCCCGGCGTGCTGTTCAGAGAACGATCACCGATCTTGCCAATAGCCAGGAGACGGATACGACGCGCGGCCTTATCAGCAATGCGCAGCGTTTCAATGGACTGATAATCCCCCCCTTCCACGTCCAGGGTACGCCCATCTGCCCAGTAAAAGCCGTCATAGTCCGGGTACCACATCGGCACGCTGTAGCGCTGCATTTCCAGTGCCTGCAGCGTGGCCAGCTCCAGAACTTCACCGGTGCCGTCCACCGGCAATTCATCACTCCCCAGATCAAGCAGTGCGCCGGTCTGAACTCGCGCCGGGCTGTCAGCGATGGTCACTGCACGATTACATAACCGGCCAGCAAGCACGCCCGGCTCATGGCCAAACAGGCGCGGTACCAGCTGCACCGCTTTTTCCGCAATGCCATCCTGCAGCGTGGAAGCGCGTGCCAGGTAATCAGCCTGGCTTTCCTTGTCCTGCATTCCCTGTACCGCAAGCAGGAACCACACCCAGCGGCCAAACTTCGCGATCAGATCCGCCCGCAGTGCAACCGCCTGATTAATTGCCTCTTTAGTGGAAATATCGTCTGACAGCACCACCCCTTCCACGGAACACGATACCTGCGCAGCCTTAACGGCTTTCACCCATGCATCCGCCTCCGCATCGGACGGCAGCACATGCACGAACCCCCACCAGTTCTGCCCGGCGTTTTTCATCGCGGCCAGTACGTCACTTTTCAGCGGGCTGTCACCTTCACCCAGCAATTTGTCAAAATCACTCTGGGTATTAACCGCCAGCGTCTTACCCATATTTACCGCGCCCTTGCCGACAAACAGCACGCAGCGTTCCACCTCACTGGTTTCCCCCTGCAGCTGATTCAGCTGGTTAACTCCTACATTTGGCCAGGTCATGTTCTCCCCCTGATATCCTGCGCATTTACATCCCAGCCAAAGCCAATGGCCTGCAGCTGCCGTGCCAGCGCCTTGTTGAATTCATCCTCCCCCATACCCAGAAACACACGGGCAGGCAGATCAATTGTCCAGCTCGTTTTCACCGCCTTGCCGCTGAGTTTTCGTATCAGCAACCCCGCCTGGCTGTAAGGCATGGATGCGGTGATTTCGCCCAGGGTTGGCTTTTTCCAGCGCTTCCCCCGGCGCACCCGGTACCCCAGGGCGCGTAATTTCTTTGCCTGCGCCGCCGTGGCCATCTTTGCGCCCCCGTCCTGCCGTGGCTGGCTGGCACGACTGACACGAACACGCATCCCATTTTGCTGCGAGTAACCCACGGTGCCTGCGGGTACCGGTGTATCCCCGTTCCGGTAGCCTCCACCCTGCAGATAAATCCGCACAGCCTGGATTTCGGGCATTTCCCGGATATGCAGCAGTTTTGGCATATTGCGCAGCATCTTCCCTTTACGGCGTGTTTTCCTTCCCGGCCAGGCGCTTCCCTCCGGTGATTCCTGATTGCGCACATGGCGTTTTGCGGCGGCGATAACGCCGTATTTGGCCATACGCCATAACAACCGTTGGCGCTTCTTCGGCGGCAGCTCCATTGCCGCCAGTGCCTTGCGCAGCGCAGCCAGTTGCGCTTTATTCAGCTCGCCGCCCGCGATCACTCTTCCACCCCGATAGGCGCACCGGTTTCATCCACGCCATAAACACTGGCGTGGATCGCCGTCCAGATTTCAGGATTAACCAGTGACCAGCGCTCACCACGCCACGGAATAACGCCGTTTTCATCCTGCTTAATCACCAGTTCTTCCGCCATTGGTACGCTCAGCACTACGGTGGCGGTTTCTTCATCCTCCACCGATACATCCCACTGCGGATCGGCTTCCGTTACCCCGATTTCGTCAAGCAGTTCCCGATCCGCCTCGTCCAGCCATGCTGCCAGCAGTGACATCAGCAGTTGCGGCGGGCAAAGTCGGTACGGGAAACGCGCCCAGCTCAGTACCGCGTCATAACGGATAACGGCCTGCCGGTACTGCCCCAGCCCTAAATCCCTGGCAGCGGGAATGAATTCCATTTCATCAAGCACGCTATCAAATGACTGCATCGCCCGCGGCGGGACATTCGCCTGAAAGAAAGCGGTCAGGTTTTCCAGTTGTGTCTGGCTCATACTTTTTTCACCGTTGCCCGTTTAAGTCCTTTCATACGGCGGATCACCACCGATGCTTCCGCCAATAGCCCCGCACGCGTTTCCAGGCTTTCCTGCCCCGGATGCGTTTCACGCCGTCCGATGGTGGCAAACTCCCCCAGTAAATCGGCCTTTGCCCTGGCAAAAACAGCCTTTGTGTACTGGGCGCACAGGCTATTCAGCCCGCCCATGCTTACCCCCGGTACTTCCGTGGCCTGGGCATATCCCTTTGCCTGCCAGCCAGATTCAACCCGCCCCAGCTCAGCATTGACCTCTGCGACGGCTGCGATCAGTGCCTGCGCGATGGTATCCGCATCGATATCAGCAGGCAGTGACCGCTGCGCCTGAAAATCTTTCAGGTTGAGATCAGGCCAGAAGCCGTTATTTGTCAGCGGTTCATCCTGATAATCCAGCGGCTTGCCACTAAACATATATCCCCCGAAAAAGGCGGACTGTCCGGTTTCCACGGCGCAGTTGTACGGTCTGTACGCTGCCCTCCACCGCGTCCGCCTGGCTGTCGGTAGTCTTTAAACCTGCGTCAATTTGCGCAGACGTGCGGCGATGGTCTGCCGGGCAGTTTTTACGCCAACCCTGAAATAATGCCGCTCTGCAATAGCCAGCAGTTGATCGGCCTTTTCCAGTGTGGCCACATCATCCACGCCCGCTGCCGTTTTCTGGCCATCCTCCCCGCGCAACAGCTCCAGCCCGGCAAACTTGAACCATTTGGCCGTCACCTGCTCATGTAAGCGCCAGGTGTTAGCCACACGGTCAAATGTGCGGGAAAAATACGGCTCAATACTTTCCCCACGCCCGGCTGACTCTTCCGCCCAGGCCAGCATGGTATCCGCCACAAATGTGGGAAAGTTGCTGCGCAGACGGTCTGGTGTGGCCTGCTGCTGGCTGATTGCGATATCCGCCCAGTCCAGTGCCTTATCCAGATCGCCCACGTCAAACAGCCAGATAACGCACCATGCCAGCACCGGGTTTGCATAGACCTGCCCGCTGGCCAGATAGGCTTCAACGGTTGGCATCCAGCGCGGCAGCAACACATCGCGCTTAAACGCAACACGATCTGGAATAAACTGAATGCTTCTGGCCTGCGCTACGTCCTTTTCCAGCGCAGCAATCAGGATGTGCATGCTTTCGCTGCTGTCCACCGCCTGGCTCTGTTTCAGTCGCTGTTCCGTGGCAATACGCTGGCTGTGCCGCTGTGCGGGAGAAAGTGCCATGCTTAACCCTCCACAGGTTCGGTCACTTCACCGATGGTGACGGCTGATTCATCGATCGCCGCATACAGCTCCGGTACTTCAATCGCATATCCCTCATTACGCAGATAGCTGTTTTCAAACTGTTTGCGATCATCTTCAAAGCGGGCTTTACGCTGACGCGTATTACGCTGGGTATAGATATGCAGATTAGAAAGCGGTGTCACCACCATGCGCTTACCCGGCATAAACGGCGGAATAATCGCTTTACGGCCTGCAATAGTGCTACCCAGCATCTGCGCCGCAATCTTCTCAGTCGGACGATCAGCCGCCTGATAAAGCCGATATTGTTCCGCCGCCACCAGGTCAGCACCAACCAGCACGACAAGGCGCGGGTCATTACGAAACTGCGCAGGAATTTTGGCGTTAATCAGATCGGAGGCCATTGCATCCAGTGACTTGTAATCCCCGGCCTCATCCAGCACGACCTTATCTGTCATAATCTGGTTGCCACCCAAAAGCGTTTTCATGCGCTCATGCCAACCGATGTTCACGTCCTCACCATTGGGGTTAGCTTCTGGATCGGTGGTTTTAGCGCGGCTCTGGCCATTAAAACCAATGCGCAACATATCGAGCGCAAAAGCCTGGGTGGTAAATGCCTGCACCAGATTAAAGAATTCATTTTCTTCTTTTCCGGCGTTCGCCCAGACAGAAAGCAGATCCCAGCGCAGTGCAGCGCAGCTGTCTGTTTCAACCAGCGAATAGTCATTACCATCCACGCCTACCTGCTGCACAAAACGCCCGGTAGCGCTACGCCCGGTATGCAGTCTGGAATTACCAACGGAAATAACCTGGCCACTCAGCTGGTCAACGTCCAGACAGGTGATCATGTTCAGGAATTCCACGGATTCCAGCATGGCGAGACGTAAATCATTTTCCTGCGGGTCATTCAGGGAAAAATAACGACGGGTATCCGGTGCGCCTAATTGCTGCGCCATCCCCGCCGAGTATTTATCCAGTAAATCCCGCGCACGGTTATTAAGGTGCATAAAACTCCCTCGCATTTAAGCGATATAAAAATTATTCGGTGTTAATTGACGTACTGAAAGTTACAGGAATTTAAAGCTGCCCGGCTTATCCTTGATATTACGTCCCTGAGTACGGCTTGACTTACCACCCAAATCACTGAAGCGTTTAACGATATCTTTTGCATTATCACGAATAACAGAAAACTCTTCTGTATCCACTACTTCTGCAATGGTATCAACATCGTCTTTTACATCACCCAGCTGATTTTCAATTTTGGCTACACGACCTTCCAGCTCATTAAGAGCATTGGCCAGCGCCTGCAATTTATCATCATCCGGCGACGGGCTTTCGCCTGGATTCTCTTCTTCAAATTTCGGTTTAATACCAAATAATTTCTGCCAGTTCTTCATTCTTTCTTCCTGTTTAATTTTACCGTCGCGGGAAATTACGCAACTGTAATATCCCTGTTTCGTTAATTTTTTGCGCCGACTGCTAAAGCGCAGCCGTGTGGTGCCAACGCTGGCCGGAGTATCTGTCACCGCCAGCCCTTTCAGGTAAGTACGCCCACTGCCGCGCCAGTTCTCTTCCGGCTCAATTGAAAAGAACAAAAGCTGGTCTTCATGGTTGGCAAAGATAAGGCGCATATTCGGGCACAGGCTGACAAACAGCCGCGCTAGCCCATCGTCGCCATCGTGCCAGGTGGCTTCCAGTACTTCACCAAAATTACCGCAATCATCTTCATGTTCTGGCCAGATTAAAGCGACATAGTGGTTATAGTTGTAGGTTTCCCCCATATCGATAATCCACTGTCTTTTAATCTCCCTGCCGTCTACGGTATCCCCTTCTGTAGCAACACACAGCCAGTCAGTTTTTAAATGCGACACATATTCCCTCCCCTGCCGATTAACTGATTTCCTGCTGTGATTCCAATTATTGCCGGATTGCAGAAAGCACGCACTCGACTTAATTCTGGTTAATTCGGATAACCGCCCTTTGCCGAACAGGTACGAATTAACACCACCGTTTTTTCGTCATAGCCGCGGCATAATTAAATCTATGGCTAAATACTCTGAAGAATTAAAAGGCGTAGTACGGGCGCTGTATTTGCGTCGCTATACGCCTAAAGAAATTGCATCTGAATTAAATCTGCCGAATGCGCGGATCGTTTACTACTGGGCGGAGAAATACAGCTGGGCTGATTTGCTCAGCCATGAAAGTACTGAAGAGGCGATTGAACGCCGTTACCAGTTGCTGGCCGGGCGCGATAATAAAACCGATCTCGACCTGAAAGAGATGGATTTACTTATTGCTCATGCCACTAAGCTGCGAGCGCAAAGTAATAAACATAAAGAAAAAATGCTGGCAAACCGGGGGAACGGGCAAGCAGCTGCGGCGCAAGACAGCGACGATGGCGAACCCCGCAGCAAGCGCAGGTACAAGAAAAACGATATTTCATCGCTTACCCAGGAGGATTTTGACACCTGGGCGGAGGAACATCTTTTCGGCTACCAGAAACACCTGCGCCAGAATATTGGTCAGGCGGTGCGCAATATCCTGAAAAGCCGCCAGATCGGGGCAACCTGGTACTTTGCTTACGAGGCATTTGAAAATGCGGTCATGACCGGCGATCCGCAAATTTTCCTGTCAGCGTCCAAAGCCCAGGCAGAGGTTTTTCGCTCTTATATCGTCAATATCGCCGAGCAGTATTTTGGCATCACACTAACCGGCAATCCGATCCGTTTAAGCAACGGCGCGGAATTACGTTTCCTTTCCACCAACAAAAACACCGCCCAGTCCTACAGCGGCCACCTGTACTGTGACGAATATTTTTGGGTACCGAACTTTGCCAGGCTGAATGAAGTGGCCAGCGCGATGGCCACACACGATAAATGGCGCACCACCTACTTTTCCACTCCATCCGCCAAAACGCACCAGGCTTACCCGTTCTGGACTGGCGAGGAATGGAAACAGGGCAGTAAAAAACGCGCGGCTATCAAATTCCCGTCATTTGACGAAATGCGCAACGGTGGCCGACTCTGCCCCGATGGCCAGTGGCGCTATATCATTACGATGGAAGATGCGATCGCCGGTGGCTTTAATCTGGCCAGCATCGAGAAGCTACGGAACCGCTACAACGAAACTACATTCAACATGTTGTATATGTGCGTTTTCGTGGACAGCCAGGATTCCGTTTTCAGCTTTTCCGACCTGGAAGCCTGCGGCGTCGAAATTGAGACGTGGCAGGATCACGACCCCAACGCCGCCCGGCCATTTGGCAATCGTCCTGTATGGGGTGGTTTTGACCCGGCACGCAGCGGCGATTTGTCCTGCTTCGTCATTATTGCCCCACCTGAACTGGCCGGAGAAAAATTCCGCGTACTGGCGGTGTTTAACTGGAAAGGCATGAACTTCCGCTGGCAGGCAAAGCAGATAGAAAGCCTGTTTAAAAAATATAACTTCACTTATCTGGGTGTTGATGTCACCGGCATAGGCCAGGGCGTTTTTGACAATATCCAGCACTTTGCTATGCGCGTGGCCGTGCCTATCCGCTACGACCTGAACACCAAAAACCAGCTGGTACTGAAAGCCGCGGATGTGGTCGAAAGCCAGCGTATCGAGTGGGATAAAAACCTGAAAGAGATCCCGGCCAGCTTCATGGCCATCCGACGCACAACCACGCAAAGCGGGAATGCCATGACCTTTGTCGCAGACCGCAGCCCCGAAACTGGCCATGCAGAATCGTTCTGGGCGATCACGCACGCCCTGCATAACGAACCGCTTAACTATGAAAACAAACCAAAATCCCGCTGGAGAATGAAGAAGGCAGCATGACGAAAAAACGATATAACGCCCGGAATAAGCGCGGCGACAAAGCAAAAAAAATGAGCATCATTTCTTTCGGTAAACCGGAACCTGTACTGACTACCGGCACGGATTACCGGGATATCTGGTACGACAATGCCGCCGACCATTTTACCCAGCCTATTGATCGGCTGGCGCTGGCACAGCTGATTAACCTGAACGGCCAGCACGGTGGCATTATTCATGCCCGTAAAAATATGGTGACGGCAGATTATCTGGGCGGTGGTCTCACGGATGATGAACTGGAAGCGGCCGCATTTGATTATCTGACGTTTGGTGATGTGGCCATTGCGAAAATCCGCAACGGCTGGGGTGACGTTATCGACCTGGAACCTCTTCCCGGCCTTTACCTGCGCCGACGCAAAGTCCGGGATGATGATCGTAATGTGCCTGGTGATTACGTGGTACTACAGGAAGGGAAACCACTGGTATTCCCTGAAGAAGACATCATTTTTATCAAGATGTATGACCCGCAGCAGCACATTTACGGCCTGCCGGACTATATCGGCGGCATTCATTCCGCCCTGCTGAACAGTGAAGCGGTGATTTTTCGCCGCCGCTACTACCACAATGGGGCACATACTGGCGGCATCCTGTATACCCGTGACCCCAGCATGACGGATGAAATGGAAGAAGAGATTGAACAGCAGCTGCGTGACAGCAAAGGGATCGGGAACTTCTCCACCATTCTGGTGAATATCCCTGGCGGCGACGGTGACGCCATTAAATTTATCGAAATGGGGGATATTTCAGCAAAGGATGAATTTGCCAGCGTGAAAAATATCAGTGCGCAGGACATTCTGAACGCTCACCGCTTCCCGGCCGGGCTGGCAGGTATTGTGCCGCAAAATACCGCAGGACTTGGCGACCCTGAAAAAGTGGAACGCACCTACAAAAAGAATGAAGTTCGCCCCATTCAGCGGCGCATGGCCAAAGCTGTGAACAATGATCCGGAAATTCCGGCGCATCTGCATCTTAAATTCGCAGATGAATCAACGGATAAGGATGCAGCATGAGGCGAAAAGGGTTAAAATCCAGGCATATTTTGACAGCCGGAGAGTGGAATATGAGAGTCCTGAAGATTGAATGCCCGGAATGCGGCTCAAAGGCTGTAATTCGAAAGACGAACCGGAAACACCGGCAGATTGCTGATATTTATTGCGCCTGCGCAGATGTGGAGTGTGGGCACACTTTTGTAATGAATTTGACGTTTTCCCACACTCTTAGCCCCAGCGCAAAAACGGGTGATGCTTTAGTACAAACGTTGCTAAAAAATCTGTCACCCAATCAGAAGCAGATGGCGCTGGACTTACTGAAAGCGGCACCGGCTGCGTGAATCGCCCCCGTTACGGGGGTATTTTTTTTCATGTTCATCCAGTCTTTTACCCAGTGCCATTGTCATTTCACTCAACCAGGCCAGCGCTAAATCTTTCTCTTCTTCTGAGCAATCCGCAGTTGCCATAAGTTTTGCAACTAAAGCGATCCGTTGAAAAGCAACGGTTTCAAAAAACAAATCCTGCACAGCATCCTCCCACGCAAAACAACTGTATAAACATACAGTACACCTAAACACACAATATGTGAAATGAAAATTCATGTGATGAATAATTTACGGTATGTATATCACACACTTACACGGCATCACCTCCAGCCTGGCCAGATTTCGTCTTCCGGTTTCATACGGTTTTCCTGCAACCTGTCATTACGGTAAACCAGCGAATTATTACCAAAACTCAAACCGCCGCCGCGCATCAGAATGGCTATTTCTTCATCCGTACCGGCAAGCCCCCGGCCAGTTAATTCATTTTTTAACCTTCTTCGGGTTCCTCCCTCCGTACAGTTATTGACAGAACTCCTAGGCGGCGCATTCGCGCCGCTAACAGCTGCCGCCTGATCGGCGGCTAACTTCGGAACAATCTTCCACTTTGTAATCCGGGTTAAAATGGGCACATCCATGCCAACGGCAGGAGAGAAAACCCCCTTAACCCGCACAATTTCTTCACCATATGCGTTAAATTCCGGGCTGGTTTCATACCATGTGCGTGCGATCAGCTCATCCCGTCTTACGAATGGCCCGCCCTGCTCATTGATATATTTCGCCCAGTCTCCGCTGTCAGCAGCATCATGTACCGCAGCAAATTCAACGCTTAACCCCATCGCGGTATCGTGATCAGCCATCCTGCGCAATTCGCGCCATACCGTTACCGGCGCACCACCTACGAACTGAAACTGGCGGATACGCCAGCATGATGCCCATGCAGCAGCTGCGGCGGCGGCTTCTTTCATTGGCTTGCCGCTTTCGTCGTCCAGTTCATCATCCAGCGCATAGCCATCAATATTTTTTGATATGTATTTGGCTACATAACCGGTTGCTGACCCTTTTTCCGGATCGATACTTTCAGCATGAAAGCGTGCCTTTCTGGCTTTATCGGTGATCAGCTCGCCATGGTCTTCATCCATCGCATAATCACGCAGAATGCCGCGCACCAGTTCAACCTCTTCAGGACGCATAAATAGCAACATGTGCCAGTGTGGCGTGCCATCGTGATGCGGCTCCGCAACCCTGATTCCGAACACGCGCAAGTCTTCCCGGTGAAGCTTTGCCCTGATCCGTCCCCAGATTTTACGCAGATATCCCTGGGTATCAGCCGGACTGCTGCCATTCCATTTACGATTGCGGTGGCCATGAATAGTAGTCGCGTGATATTTAGACGGCGCTGTGATGGTGTAAAACTCCCCCACATACCCCAGCTCATTACAAACGTTTTCAAATCCACGAATACGCACCATCATTTCTGTACGGCGGATCGCGGGATTGGCCACGCTCCCCCAGTACTTATCAATCAGGCTAATCCGGTTGCCGAATTCATCCTCAAGCTCCATCGACTTCAGGAATTCCCGCGTACGGCGCTTCTGCTCCTTCCAGTCACGAATAAGCTGTTTGCTGGCGTAAGTGCTGACCTTTTTGCTGACGTGATTCAGGGCGATATGTAAATGCTCGCGCCACTCTGACGCATGGCGGCGCAAGCGAAGCGCCCACCACTGATCAGACATCATTTTGGCAAGAGAAGCGGCGGCTTTTGGCTCCTCGAAGCAACGACGCATTAACTTTTCATAATCCGGCGCAGACTGGCGGAATGCATGAGTAATGGCAGCAGCACGGACATAAAGTGCATGCAGCAACTTAAGCGCACCGCCATCCGGCATTTCATCGTTTATGCTACTGAGTTCCATTGTGATGAACGTCGAAACATCCTGCGCCAGCAGGTCAATATCCTCTTTCGACATATCAGGCAGGTGGTTGAAGCGGTACATAAGGCGTACGGTATCGGCGGTCATTTTGCCGATGTGATAACGCTCTGAAACAATATTGATACGCGGCAGTATGCGTTCAAGGAAGGTTTTAGCCAGGTAAGCATTTGCGCGCTTTATACCCTGTTCTTTTTCCAGCTTGCTGGCTGTCGCATTTACCGACATACGAACAATCACAGATTGCTTTTGTAGCAAATCCTGGGCGCAAGCCAGCGCCGCATTCTCTCGATCTCGGCGCTGTAGTTCTTCGTATGTGGGTATCGGGCTTGCAATGGCCTTACGGGGTGCATTCCAGGAATACGCCCAGTGTGTGATGGCGTGTGCATCTTCAGACTGATTAGCATCACGCCGCGCTGAATCGGCGGCGCAATGTTTGTCTAAGGCCAACGTCATGCGATGGCCTTTGCAATTGAATCAAGTGGGGATTTCAGGATCAGCTCACTGGCCATCTTCTGACTAACAGCCGATGCCCCAACGCTACGGGGCGCATTCACCTGCACCGCCTCAAAACCGGCATACAGGTAATGCACCATCTCCAGATTACTGTTTGAGGCAACAACACTAATCCCTTTACGTGCCAGGCGGCGCAACTTCCGCGCCAGCCTCCCCTGATCCATATGCGTAAAACCGCTTCCATGGTAAGCGGTAAAATTATCGCTTTCCGTCAGGTATGGCGGATCACAATAAATAACGTCATAACCATCCCGGACTAATTCAAGCGTTTCCGAATAGTGAGCGGTGATAAACGTTGCCCGCTTTGCCTTTTCCTTAAATGCATGAATTTCATCTAACGGAAAATAAGGTTTCTTGTACTTACCAAACGGTACATTGAACTGCCCGCGCCGGTTATAGCGGCACAGACCATTAAAGCCGTGACGGTTCAGGTACATGAAACGCGCGGCCGATTCCACGCAATTTGCGCCCCCCTTCTCTGACTGATTGAACAAATCCCGGACTGCATAATAGAAAACAGCCCGGCTTTCTTCTTCACCCAGCGAACCGGCAGAAAATAGCGTTTCCAGCTCAACAAGGAACGCATCGGTATGATAGGCCATGGCCTTATACAGATTGACCAGATCAGGATTAATGTCACCAATCAGGTACTCGTCATAATCCGTATTCATCATTACGGCGCAGGAACCGGCAAACGGCTCAATCAGGCGTTTACCTTCAGGTAAATGCGGAAGCAGCTGCGGCATAAGGCGGGCTTTACTGCCCACCCATTTCAACGGTGTTTTTACTGCCATGCTGCACCGCCTTTACTGCAAATAGCCGCTGCCTCTTCCCGGATCAGTTCGACAATCTCAGCCGCGCTTAAACCTTCATTTGCGGCATGGGTGGCCAGCTTATCCAGGCGAGTGGAACACAGATCGGCGGCAACGGCCTTACCTTCTGCAGTTGCTTTGGTCAGCATGGCCAGCAGGTCAGTACCGGAATTTATTGCGTGCAAATGGTTACGTGTCATGTTCATTTTGGCTTCCTTAAGGCAAAAGAATCCCCGGCCACCGTTGGGATGGCCAAAAAATCAGGCGATTAGTTAGTGGAAAGAAAAGGTAATAGGTACGGCGGTATAACTAGGCGCAGGAACCTTATGCAGTTCATAAGTATTGCGCCACCACTCCTGGATCAGCGCCTTGATTTCACCAGCACCCAACGATCCAGCGATGTAATACATGGAACGGATGCTGGCCAGCGCTTCCACCTGCTGTAGCTGGCTTTCCGCCTCACGATATGCACAGCACCAGTAAGCTGCATTGACTGCCAGCCAGTGGCGCTTGCTGGTCATATGTTCAGTGTCATTAAAGAAAAATGGATGCAGGGCAACACGATTATTTTTTACAGTGCATTTTTCCAAAAAGAGAATGGCGTAATTGTGTGGTACGCCCCATGCGGCCAGCTCGCGACCCAGCTCTTTAGCGTCTACAGAAATAATGGACATTAGTGATTCTCCTGCTGCATTTTGCTAACGATATGAGGCGCAATAATCATCTGCACCCCGTTACGGCTATTAATCGGATGCGCTTTTTTAATCGGTCTGTCATGTGCTGTACGGGCTGAAAAATCAGAGTCCCGCAACGAACCGAATCCCTCAAAAGTCAGACGCGCCCTGGATATGCCCTGGCGCAAGTGGATCATGGCGCGATAGTCCAGACGTTCGAAAAGTTCACGCCAGCAACACTTGCTAAGACTGGCTTTAAACTCCCCGGATCCGGAAGATACGCCCGCAGCATGGAGGACAACCCCGCGCCACTCCGGCGTTAACTTGTCCCACCAATCTGCGGCTTCACTGCTGTTACTGAAATATTTGCGGCGTATGTTGCGCAGCTGCGCCAGCCCCAGCTTTTGCTGTTCCTGATTAATGGCCATACTGCCTCCGGACTAATCCCATCAGGCGATGCCACCAACGTCGGCGCGGTTGATGCGCCGTAAATTTATATACGTGACTGGGATTCCAGCGCTGACCATCTGGCAGCTCAATCCAGCCAGTTGAACCGCTGGCCAGCTGCATAGGTGGTGACTGGTGCTTCAAATAGGTAACAAAGGCTTTCATTGTTTTCCCTCACATCATTCCTGTGACGTTAGTTGTCACGATATCGACAGCAGCAGCCAGCACCGGGGCGGACTGAATACGGCTTTCAACGGTATAAGCCAGCACGGAAAGGCTGCGGATGGCATCGCGGGCGCGATCAAGGATTTGAGTTCGGCGGGCGGAGGTCATGCACTCCGTTGATACGGCTTCCCCAGCGATCGCACCGACGCTGGCGGTGGCGGTCAGGGCACAAAACTGCATATTCCCCGGCGTGGCATTGTTCACTGGAACTGACGGCAGGCAATTAATCTGGCTCAGAAGCCCATCCAGCAGGCGGGCATCTTCTGTGTGGTCAGTAATTGCCAGCAATTCATCACACGTCAGGCGGTGCGGTTGCACCGGATTCAGTTTATTGCGCAGCATTTGTGGGCGCATACCCACAGCCGCTGCAACTTCTTCCAGGTTATGCGCCAGCGCAAACGCTCGGCAAGCGGCATCAAAGTGCGCATGTTTAGAAGTTTGGTAATCAAACATAGTCAACACTCTCCCTGCGTCTCAAAATCGAATCAGTTAAGTACGATGTTGCAACCCGCAAGGGCGTCAATTGTCATTGCCGCGATATTGATCATGACTTTTTCACGACCCTTATCTTTGCGTAAGCGATGGCGAGGTAAGCGGCCATCTTTCAGCATGGCATCCACGGTATCTTCAGATAACCCGGTGAGTTCGATGTACTTTTCTTTAGAGATTGAAGGGACAGGCAGATTGATTGAAATGTTAGTGGTCATAGTGCAAGATTCCTTGTTTGTGTATTAACCGTGGCTAGCGGTGTTAAGGGGTGAACAACCTGTTTTGGAATGTTCGCCTGCAAAATAACTTCTCAAATGCGAAGTGTCAACAGATAACTTTCCCAAGGCGGATTTATGAATCTCAAAACCGGAGGTCAGGCTGTAATAACCAGGCTCCTTGAGGCATACGGATTTAAAACAAGGCAGGCGCTATGTAATCAGCTCAACGTATCTACCAGCACCATGGGAACCCGGTGGATGCGTGACGTATTCCCTGCAGACTGGGTGATTCAATGCTCTATAGAAACAGGGGCATCAGTAGAGTGGCTATCATTTGGAAATGGCGAGATGTTCCCGAACGGACACAGCACACATTCAAATGAAACAAAGAAATCCGCAAATGAAAACTTGCTGGGTGATGTAGTTGCTGTACCGAGGAAAAAAATAGTTGATGGTAATTTGTACGATTCAAATTTCTACATGTTAGACAAGGCAATCCTTCCCGAGAATATCGTCAAGCCGTTAATCATCATTGATGATGACCGTACTTATGTAGCTGAACATAGTATTAGCGAAATTTCAGATGGAACCTGGCTAGTAGAAATTGAAGGCAAGGTTAGCATCAAAGAACTGATCCGAATCCCAGTCGGCAAAGTGCGTGTTTCTGCACCAACCGGAGGCTATGCATTTGAATGCGGCATTAATGACCTTACTCCGCTAGCCAAATGCCATTACTACTTAATGACCAATGTTTAATCCAACGCCTAACAAACATTGACACTGTATAAATAAACAGTAAAAAATACCCCTATTCAGAATATCTTCAGGGGGGATAAATGGCTGTTCGTAAACTGGAAACGGGAAAATGGATCTGCGAATGCTACCCTGCCGGACGTTCCGGCAGGAGAGTAAGAAAGCAATTTGCTACCAAAGGCGAGGCACTAGCATTTGAACGCCACACCATGGATGAAGCGGCGAATAAACCATGGTTAGGCGAAAGCGTAGACCGCAGGACACTGAAAGATATTGTTGATCTCTGGTTCAAACTGCACGGCATATCCCTATCCGCAGGTGAGCATGTCTATGAAAAATTGCTCTTAATCGTTGACGCATTAGGCAATCCATTAGCTACTTCACTAACACCTAAAATGTTTGCTCACTATCGAGATAAGCGTTTGACTGGTGAAATTTACTTCAGCGAAAAATGGAAAAATGGCGCAAGTCCGGTAACAGTTAACCTTGAGCAAAGCTACCTCAGTGGCGCTTTTAGCGAATTAATTCGACTGGGTGAGTGGTTGCAGCCTAATCCTCTTGAAAACATGCGTAAGTTCACCATCGCTGAAAAAGAAATGGCCTGGCTGACCCATGATCAGATTGCCGAGTTACTCTATGACTGCCAGCGTCAAAACAAGCTGCTAACACTCGTAGTGAAAATTTGTCTTAGCACTGGGGCACGCTGGAGAGAGGCAGTTAACTTAACCAGATCGCAAGTCACAAAGTACCGCATCACGTTCACCCGGACAAAAGGGAAAAAAAATAGAAGCATCCCTATTAGCAAGGAACTCTATGAAGAAATTACCGCGCTGAAGGGGTTTAAATTCTTTGATGATTACTACTTCCAGTTTGCTTCTGTAATGGATAAAACTTCTATCATCCTACCACGTGGTCAACTTACTCACGTACTACGCCACACTTTTGCTGCTCACTTTATGATGTCCGGGGGAAACATACTTGCGTTACAAAAAATACTGGGACACCACGATATTAAAATGACAATGCGTTATGCTCACCTCGCCCCAGATCACCTTGAAACCGCACTAAGGTTTAACCCACTTGCCACGATGAAGAATGGCGACAAAATGGCGGCAGCGGTTGCCACTCCCTAA